GGAAAAGGGGCCGGGCAGGGTATTTCTGGTTTCCGTGGCAATTACGGCATGGTCGATGACCCCTACAAATCCCGTAAGGATGCGGAGAGCCCAACGATCCGGGACGGCGTGTTCAAATGGTATTCGGACGACTTCTCGACCCGCCTTCTGCCGGGCTCTCCGCTCGGTATCATTATGACGCGTTGGCACTCTGACGACCTTTGCGGTCGTATCACCGATCGCGAAGAAGCAGAGGCTCGCGCAGAGGCTGAAAAAGTTGAAAAAACATTTACGGACCAACTCATTGAAAACCTTGAGGAACAGCAAGGTTCAAGAAAAAAATACCGTTTCGAGATCATCAATCTGCCCGCAATTTGCGAAGATGAAGACGATCCTCTAGGTCGGGCGATCGGCGAACCACTTTGGGAAGAGCTATTTACGCTCGACGCGTTGGAAAATCTCAAAGCTGACATGACTCCCTCGTCGTGGAATTCCCTCTACCAAGGGACCCCGATGGACGTTAGTGGGGGTGCCGTCGAATCCGGATGGTTCCAGCGGTATGACCGGGCTCCCAGCCGGGGCGACGCCGAGAAGGGTCTCAAGAATGAGGTTCGCCGCTGTGTGGTCTCGGTGGACGCGGCCAACACCGCCAAGCAGCGCTCGGACTTTACCGTCATCACAGTCTGGTATGAGGACTTCCAAAAGCGCCACTACCTGATCGACGTGATCCGCAAGCAGATGGAATTCACCGAGATGTCCTCGGAGATCGCCCGTGTCTGCAAGCGCTACAACGCCGACGCGCTGCTGGTCGAAGCCAAGGGCAACGGTCTGGCCTATCTCCAGTTGAAGAAGGATGGTGGAGCGCCGGCTCCTCTGATCCCGATCGAAGTCGGAACCTCGACCAAGGTGTTCCGCTTCGACGAAGTGACTCCGATGATCGAAGCCGGGTCGGTGTTCCTTCCGAACAAAGCGATCTGGTTGGCCGACTACGAGAAGGAACTCGTTGCCTTCCCGAACGGCAAGAACGATGACCAAGTTGACAGCACCTCACAGTATCTCAAGTGGGCGCGCCAGAAGGGACGGCGCGGCACGAAGAAGCTGGGAGGCACCAGCAACCGCTGATATTATGGATCGAGGCCATTTTGCGGGACCCAAGAGCCCAGAATAGGGGCCGATCGCCGATTTCAGACGCAAAGTAGGCTCGTTAACCATATCTGTTAAGGTTAACGGCGGCCACATTTGGCCCGTTAACCATATCCATTAAGGTTAACAGGCCGCCCGAGGCCGTTAACCTTAACAGCGCCGGCTCTTCTAACACCACTGCTGTTAGACGCAGGACCCTAGCCCTCCAGAAGAGCGGCCGGGGTCCCGTTTCCACATCACGAGGGCAGGGACCCTCTCGCTGACAACACCGGCCGGCCTCTGGGACCCTACCGATCGAGATCGGGGACCCTGAGCTTGAGGACATAGGCCGGGGTGTCCATCACGCGCCTCTCGACCACTCTCAGACCACCGAGGAGCCCTTGAGCGCTCCCGACGACCCGTCAAGACGCCCTTGAGCGCTCAACGGCCCGGATTCCGGCAAAAATCCACCAATTCCTCCACCAATAGGTCATTTTGGGCTCCATTTTCAAGGTAAATGCCCCTTTTTCGGCCCTTTTTGCCCTTATTTTCAGTAATTTAGCACGATTTCGGCCTCAAAAGTAACGGCGTAATTTACCCATTTTGCGCCACAGCTTCCGACCCTGAAAATGGCTTCCTCCATAATAATCTCCACCGATCTGTCCGCTGTCCGGGGACCGAGTTAGGGCTTAAATGGGGGCAACTGAGCCTTTACTTATTTTTCCATTATTTTTCCATGAGTTAGGTGATCTCATTCGGAAAAAAGATTCGACTAAGGGCTTAAAAACCGAAACCGAAAATGGCGGAAAACTGCCATTGTCATCGCCGGCCGATTGGAAGTTCTTGCGTTGGGTAGCTGATCGCAGTAGCGTTTCGATCAGCGAGCAGAACGGCTCGTCTTTCCGGCCCTCCCACCCCCTGCTGGGCCGATGACCCTAGCCGGTCTCTGGAGCGCTCACTGCGACCCAGCGACCCGGAGACCGGCATCTCTCCTGTTATGGATCGAGGTCATTTTGCCCGGTGCTATGGATCGAGGTCATTTTGCCCGGTGCTATGGATCGAGGTCATTTTGTTGGGCTCCCAAAAATTATGGATCAAAGCCATTTTGCCGGGTGCTATGGATCGAGGTCATTTTGCCGGCCGCGCGTGCTATGGATCGAGGTCATTTTGCTGAGGATCGATCGCGAATTTTCCGGCGCGGCCGGCGATCACCATCCGGTAAGGTTAACCGCCAGTAACCATGCGCGAGCGGTAAGGTTAACGAATTCGGTCAATCTATTAAGGTTAACAAATCGTTCATTAAGGTTAACCGCCTGTTAAGGTTAACAAACCCCAAATTTACCACTTGTTAACCCTAACAGATATGGTTAACAAACCGACTGCTTTTGTTAAGGTTAACGAGTTCTTACAACTGGTAGAAAAAGTGCTTGACCGAATCAGTTCACTATGCGACTACTGATTCGCCGCACAAGGCCGCAGGAGACAAGACCATGCCGAAATGGAATTACAACGGCGATATGAACCTCGAAGAGGGCGGCTTCTACTGGCGTGAGGCCGACGCGGACGATTACGTCCTAGCCGTCCGGGTCACGCCGTGCAGCGACGCTGGTGGACCGGACAATCTGTTCCACATCGAATCTGGCTCGATCTACATCGGTGACAATCCCGACCGGATCGCGTCGGCTCTGGATGTTATCGGCCAGACCCCGGACGACTCGACCCGCGAAGACATCGTTTACGCCTTGATGGCCTACGCTGGAATCGATGGTGGTTCGGAAACCGTTCTTCGATTCGGTAAGGACGAAAGCGACTACTGTCGCGGCGGCGGATGGAACCCGGCACCGGATAACGTGCTGCGGCGCAACACCGATCTGCGGCGCTACGTCGAACGGAATTTCCTTGACTAGGTGAGGGGCCTCGGCCCCTTTCCTTTTGTCCTTAGGGTCCCGTTAACCTTAACAAACCGGGTCGGGCTGTTAACTACCGTGGAAAAAGTGCTTGACCGAATCGGTTCACTATGCGACCAGTGATTCGCGGCACAAGGCCGCAGGAGACAAGACCATGCAGACTGCCGTTCAGCGTTGCAAAGACGCGTTCCGTAACTCGTTCATGAAACCCTACGTCATGCAGGGCAAGGACGACGAACTCACCATCATGGAAGCGGGACTCGATTTCGAAGACGACGGCTACTATTGCCGCTTGTCAGCATCGGGCTATCTCGATTGCACGGATTGGAGCGGGCCTTACGCGACCATCGAAGAGGCCGCACAAGCCCTGCTCGATCTCTACGCGGATGAAGAGGCGTGACCAGTCACGCCTTCCCCGTTCATTGGGGACCGCAAGGCCGATACTATCACCGTTCGAACGGAGTCGCCTATGGCCCTAGCGCCATCGGCGAATCGCTTCCGGACTACAAGGCGCGCGTCAAAGGCGCTTACGGAAGCTTGCGGGGCATCACGTTCCACGATAGCGAATCAGAGCCCTTGGCGGCCTACGAATAATGGGCTGTCTTGACGGTATCGTCCGAATCATCACGGGACTCCTCTTACTGTTGCTCGCGGCGGGGCTGGCCGCTTGCCAGCCCGGCCCCTACCCGTAGTAACAGGTTGTTAAGGTTAACGCCGGCGCTCGATCGGTTAACCAAGGTGGAAATAGTGCTTGACCGAATCGGTGGAACGTGCGAATCACTCTGGACCAACTGGAGATAGACCAATGCCCGAATTCATCGCAGACACATCCGGCACCGTTCATGGTCTCGAATGGGACCAACTCGCCGCTTTCACGCAAGGCTATGTTGAAGCCATGCTCTTTACTGAAACCATCGATTCGGTTTCGATGGTGGAATGGACCGACCCTGAGAATCAGGACGATATTCAGGAAGGGCGCGTTAGCGGCACCATCCCCGGCGACTCGGGATGGGGAGACATTCACCCCGATACGTTCGACCAGATTCAGCGCGACTGCATGGAATTCGAGCGCCAAGCGTTCGACCTGCTAATCGAAGTCCACAAGCTGGGCTATGATCGCGAGCAAGCGGGCCGGGATTTCTGGTTCACCCGGTGCGGTCACGGCGTCGGGTTCTGGGATCGGGATCAACTGGAAGAGGGCGGCCTTGGTGACAAGCTCTCAGACATCGCTCGCGAGTTCGGGGAGACATGGGTTGACTTCGTGCCGGACGAGTCCAGCCCCACGGGTTACGGGTTCATCCATCTCTGCTAGGGTTTAGGGTGACTGCGTTGTGAAACGCTACGGGGCGCAAGCCCCACCACCCGCCCCGGTAACGAGTTGTTAAGGTTAACGCCGCGCCGCCAGATGTTAACCATTAGTGGAAAAAGTGCTTGACCGAATCGGTGGAACGTCCTAGAACGAATCATCACAACGGAGACCGACCAATGAAACTCTTTCTGATCTCGCACGAAAACGAAGACGGCGAATCGCAGGACTGGTTTGTCGTCGCCAACACCCGCACCGAGGCCGTTCGCGAATGGCAGGACGAAGTGGACAGCGACGAACAGCCGACCTGTGTCTGGCTTGTCCCAGCGACGCCGGACCCCGCCACCACTATCCAAGGCCCACGCGCCCTTAGCTGGTGGACGGAAGTCGCCAACATCGGAAAGGGATCGTAATGGCCTTGAACGGAACCCAATGGGCTGCGATCACCGACGCCCTCGCCCTCATTCGCTCACACGGCTGCGCGGTCTGCGTTTTCGCCCCCGATGATGTCGAAGAAATGGTGGCCGAGTCGTGCGACGAAGCCGACGCATCGACTCACACCGGACTGGATAACGTCCAGTCAGCCGACTTCCTCGCCCGCAACCGCAAGCA